GAGGAAGAAGGAGTAATCGTCCCGATTAAGCGCCGGACTTCTTTGAATCCTTGGATCACCGAAGAAATAAGTTTCTCTTTGACTGATTGGCAACGGATAAAGTTTGCTATGGCCAAGATCAAGGCGAAGCTATTGCCGGTGTTTGAGCCGAACATTTGGGTTGATCTGCCCTTTCAACAAGTAACGATTCCTTTGGACAAGATAATCTATCTAACGGAAGGAAAGAACAAATCTCTAGCATTACTAACGGACAATGAGTTTCCGTTTTACACAAACCCGGTTATACAAACGTATGCGTATGCTACCGGGTATGATTTAGACGGGCTTTATGAAAAATATAGGAGGGTGCTTAATGTTGTCAGTGCTTATTCCAAATAAGGGTGTTTCAAGAGAGCAAACAGATAAGTTTATTGATTTAGTGGAAAAAGAATTGAGCGGTGTTGTAGGGCAGATAATCGTTGCTTTCGACGCCGAAGGCAAAGGCAAAAGGTGGGCCATAAGAGAAGCTTTAAGCGCGGCTACCGGCGACGCGATTGCTTTCCTAGACGCCGACAGGGATATACACCCTAAAATGTTAAGAAGGTTGATTCCTTTCCTAGAGGATTACGATATTGTGGTGGGGTCTAAGGCAGTAACAGATTCACCTTTGCACCGAAAAATAATAACGCACTTATCCCGATTGTATATTCGGTTGGTGTTTGGTATCAAGGTTGATACTCAAACCGGCTTAAAGTTATTCCGGCGCGAAGCCTTGCATAGTTGGGAAACGAACGGCTTTGCTTTTCCCATAGAGATATTAAAAAAAGCCAAGGAGCTAAAACTAAGAATGGTTGAAGTGCCTATCGAAGTAAGTATCAAAGATAAAATGTCTTTAAAAATGGTAATAAAAACTTTTTTAGAATCAATCAGAATCTTGCTTATGAGGGGGTAATTATGGCTAGGAAGATTTATTTATGTCCATGCAATACGAAATTGATCCCCGCGCCAAAAGGGGATAGGGATTTGATTAAGGGCTTGTATTGTCCTAACGAGGAATGTCCTTATCACAAAATATATATTGAGCCGAAACAGTTAAGGAGGTTTTGGAATGTCAGAAAAGAAGGTTCTTTACAAAATACGCTTGGGGTTGTATAATAGCATTTAAAGGAGGTGCTATCATGCAGAAGCGTATAACTAGATATGGGTATCGACAAGTATATATCAAAAAAATAAAAAAGTATGTAATGGAACACCGGTGGGTTATGGAAAAGCATTTAGGAAGAAAATTAAAAAGAGAGGAATTTGTCCACCACAAAGACGAAAATAAATTAAACAATATAATAGCTAACTTAGAACTTACTAACAAACATTCCCACCCAAAAACCCATTACAAAGGAAAACCACGTCCTTGTGTTACTAAATATTTGATTGTTAATAAATTGGTAGAAGCTAAAGAGGGGACGATAGTTTCATTAAAACCAGAATATAGATTATTTATTCGGAAAAAATGCGAGAATTGCGGTAATCTGTTTTGGACTAGAAAACGCCGGGGGAAAGATAATATCAGAATTGCTAAAGGGTGTGGTGTTTCTTGCGCCCTTAAAATTGCATGGAAAGGAGGTAGTTATGAAGGAAGAAAGCAAAAAACAATTAAGAGTTGCAATTAAACTTTTAGTCGTTGTGGCTTGTGCATTACTTTACGCTTATGGAGGGATTTCAAATAAATGGCTACGCCGTTTTCTAGCCCCGGGTATCGCTATGCTATTTGCTTGGGGTTATAGCCGGGATTGGCGCTACCTTGTCCAAATGCCGGTTATGTTCGGAACTATGTCTATGGGCTATGGTGGCGATCAGCTATGGGAGAAGATTATCCGGCGAGGATTGTTTGGCCTAGCTAACGGTGCTAGCACGTCGATTGTAAATGCTTGGAAAAAGATTTGGCTCTTAGTGGGCTACCAAGTAACGTTGCTTGTTTCTGCTTACATTGTTTTCGGAGTATGGAATCCTTTTGCGAACGCTAGGATCGAGGAAACTTTGCTAGGGGTGTTATGTTATTTAATAACCATAATGTCGGTAAAATGGCATAAGGATAAATAAGCTAGGGGGTTGTAGTTTAAGTGGAAAACCATATAGAAGTCGCGACGTATGATACGGATTGCCAACCCGTCAACACCCTACCAATAAGGAGTTTTTAATGCTGAATCATTTGCTTATAATTACCGGCTTAGTTTTATTCACACAATTTAAGGTGCTTACTTATGGTTACGTTTCTGATGATATACCGGTTTTCAAGAAGCCGCCGAGATACAAGAACAGGTGGCAAAGGACTTATCTTTGGCTAATCGGTGCTTACAAGTGGCAACCAAAATACGATCACGTTTTAACTATGGCAATTCATATTCTAGTATGTTACGGGATATATTTTGCTTTTGGAGCTAATGAAATGGCATTTATAGCGTCCCTTCTTTTCTCGGTAAACCCGGCCGGACTTCATGGAAGCGTATGGGTTTCCGGTCGGGCGTATTCCTTGGTGGCCTTGACTCTCTTAGCCGCAATGGTTTTGCCGATCCTCGGGCCGGCTTTCTTATGGGCCGGGAGTTATTTTACGGTAGGCTTTACGCCCCCGGTAGCTTTACTAGGATCGAAGGTTTGGTTTTTAGTTTTGTTTATGCCTACGATTTGGCTCTTTTGGTTTAAGAAATTCAAGCAAGCGGTCTACAATAAAAAGAGCGGCGAAACGGTAGATGAGGATAAGAAGTTTCATTGGAAGAAGATCGTCCTCGCAATTAAGACCGTAGGATTTTATCTAGCCTTGGGAATATACCCGCAGAAGGTAACATTTTACCATTGGTTTCTACAATCTGCCGCCGGTAGTAAAAAGAATCTAGCATATAGTTTCTGTAAATACTTTTGGATCGGCTTATCAGCTATGATCGCGTGGGGGGTATATGCTTGTTTCCGGTGGGATATGATTACTTACGGATTGTTTTGGTATTTTGTTACGATCGCGCCTTACAGTAACATAGCCCGGGTGCAACAGGAAATTTCCGAGCGGTATGTGTATATCCCGCTTATAGGGATTATGGTTGCAATGGCCGCTATCTTGGTGAATTTTCCTTGGGCCTTCTTGTTACCGCTAGGGTTCTATTGGGGACGATTCCACTCAACGGTAATAGGATTCCGGGACGATTTTTGGGTAGTCGAGCAAGCTTGCATGGACGATCCCCACGCTTGGTTTGCATGGCATATCCGGGCATTGAAGCGGTGGAATAATCATAGTTTCCATGAAGCAATGATTTTTTGGACAATAGCTAATAGCATAAGCCCGAAAGAATTTAAACTACTTTATAACTTGGCGGTAGTTTTCAAGGCGATCAAGAAGGAAGATCAATACAAACATTTTCTACTTCAAGCAAAAGAGAATGTGATCCCGGGCCAAGAGGAACAAGCCAAGGATTTATTTAATAAGCTAGAAGGCGGTAAACCGGTAGGAATGATTTATTGATGAAAATAAGAATAAGCGTTAAACAAATTCCGGTATGTCCTTACTGCAATACGCGGCCTTTAAAGCGTAAGACTTGCGGGAACGCACGTTGCCAATACAAGCACCATGTAAAATCTATGAGGGTCTATTGGAGAAAGTATTGTAGCACGACGACAAGAACAAGAACGACTCTAAGCTTATGAACAAAGCACCTAGCAAGCCATTAGGCCATTACGACGAAAGCGGTTTTCTATTTTCCCGGGAAATGCTGAACGGCGAGCCGACGTTTGCAATTAACTTTGACAGTATTCAGCACCACCCGGAGAAGGGATATATAATCTTTGAGTATCTGCTTGTAGATGAAAAGCAATTCGTAACACCTTATACGAGCCACCCCCGGCGCTATTGGTATAAAGCCAAGATGAAGTTTATCTCACTTTGGAAGGTGGCCCAAGACTTGAACGCTACATTATATCTAGTGATTTATGCCAAAAAGGGAACGCAACACGAAAACAAGGTTAAACTGATCGAAGTTTTGGAATTGAACCACGAAGGCATAGTAAGAGAGCGAGCAACCGAAATGACAAGAAGCGACTTTGGTTATTTTTATAGATCATTGAACCGGGAGTGCGGAGCATGAGCAAAGGCGATAAACCTAGACCGGTGGATAAGAAGAAATACGACGAGAATTTTGATAAGATTAAATGGGACGAGGAAAAGAAAAACGACGAATAAGCTCTCACGTTTTTAATAAATTCCCACCGAGTTACTATATATAGTCAAATAACCTTGACATTTCTATTCGAGTTGTTTTATAATTATATAGAATGACTGCCGGTAGACCTACGAAATACGACCCCGCCTTCTGCGAACAAGTAAGTCTATATCTCTCTAAAGAAAAAGACAAACGCTTCGAGCATAAACTTCAAGTAAACTTACCAACCATAGAAAACTTCTCTACATTTCTTGGCGTAGCTCTCTCTAGTATATATAAATGGGCGCAAGAACATAAAGATTTTTCGGAGTCTTTGGAACTTATAAAAATTGAACAGAAGAAAAGACTATTAAATTCGGGTCTTTCCGGGGATTATAACTCAACAATAGCAAAGCTTATCCTTAGTGCTAATCATGGATTGGCCGAGAAGTCGCAAGTAGATAGTAACGTAAAGGCGTCCGTTAAAATGGGCGAAATAAAAATAGGTGATGAACCGTTAAAATTCGACGTGGGAGGTGATTCTGAACCAAACTCTAACGCTTCCGAAGCTACTGAACATAGCCCCGAAGCTACTACCGATAATCCACAAGAATAACGACTATCGGTATTTCTTGCTAGACGGGGGACGTGGTGGCGCAAAGAGCCAAAGCATAGGGCGCTTTATACTTTGGTTGGGTGAAAAATATAATCTCCGAATAGTTTGCGGCCGGGAAACTCAAGCTAGTATAAACGAATCAGTCCACTCTCTCCTATCCGATTTAATTCACTCCTACAATCTATCCTACGACGTTTTAAAGAATCAGATCATACACCGGGAAACAGGAACTACCATAAATTTCCGGGGCTTCCGGGAACAAGGGCGTTTCAACATACAAGGAATGGAAGGCGTCGACGTTCTTTGGATAGATGAATCACAGGCGATCACCAAGCAAACGCTAGACGTATTGATTCCTACCATACGAAAAGATAAAGCTAAGATATTCTTTAGCATGAACAGGCACGTCCACAATGACCCGGTGTTTGTTTCATTCCATAACAGGAAAGATTGCCTTCATATACATATTGATTACTTCGAGAATCCCTTTTGCACTCAAGCCCTAAAGAACGAAGCTAACGAGTGCCGGAATACTAGCGAGAAAGATTATCAGCATATATGGCTCGGCTATCCCTTGGATCAATCCGAGGACGCTCTATTCTCGGTAGCTGAATTGAAGGCGGCCAAAGAAGCAGTATATCCTATAAGAAAAAGCTACGGACACCGAATTGCCGGGTTCGACGTCGCCCGGTATGGTGATGATAAGAGCGCAGTCGTTGTGCTTCAACAACAGGGCGCACTCCATTGGAAAACTGCTTTTGTAGATCAGTGGGAGAAAATGGACTTAAACTATACGACCGGTCGAATCCTTACCACTACCCACGAACAAGGAGCAAACGTTAGCATTATCGACGAGGACGGTATCGGTAGCGGCCCGCTCGATATACTGAACAAGGGCCGGGGGCTAGACAACTTCCGAGGGTTTCGCAATCCCCGGATAGCTTACAAGATAGATAAATTCTATGTCAACCCGAGAACCAAGAACGCTTATAAGCTTAAAGACATGGTGCGCAAAGGTCATATTCAGATCACCGACGATAAGATTATCGAGGAACTGTTGACTATCCGGTATACGTTCGATCACAATCAAAGGCGTATGCTGATCCCTAAAGACATTATGCGCAAGCAAGGAGTCAAATCACCGAACTTAGCCGACGCCTTATTTATGGCAGTATCGCTGATCGGTGAAAAGATAGAAAAAGACGACGACCGGCAATATGTGAATCAACCGCAGTATTCACAAGAAGCCGATCTATTCAAAGGAGCGGGGATAAGATGATACCCTTATTTCGTGATGATTTAAAATTAGTGCCTACAAAGGATTTAGCCTATATCGCCGAGCTAGCGCAACAATACAAGTTTAACCATTACGATAACAAAGGCGCTCTTGAGATACTAGAGAAGGTCGGCTATTGCTTTTGGGAAGTCTACAACAAAGACGTTAAGTCCGGTGTGATTTATATTAGCCAAATAGCCGGAGTAGGATATTTCCTAGACGCTTACAAGGATATGCGCGTCGAGAACAAGGTCGAGGATTCTTTCCGGGTAGGGGAAATGGTTGTGGATTATTTCCATAAGAATATCGGCCCGGTGCTTTGGACGGCTCACGACGTCCGCAATAAGATCGCTACATTACTTTGCAAGGGGCTAGGATTCGTTGAAATGAATATAACTGAAACCGAGCTAGGTAAATTCATAATATTAGCTCGCTACAACAAAGGAGAGAAAAATGGGAATTGAAGCCGCAGTTATTGCCGCCGCCGTAATTGGAGCGGGAGCTTCTATCGCTTCCGGTATAAGTAGCTCAAAGCAAGCAAAGAAAGCCGCTAAACAACAAGCCGAGAATATTAAGAGTCAACCTATGCCCGAACCACCAAAGGTTGATATAGCCGGTGAAGAAAAGAAGGCGGCACAACAAGCGCAAGCACAGGTAACACAACGCAGAAAGGCAGTCGCGCGCAACAGGACAATATTTACTAGCCCATTAGGGATAGGAGGACAAGCCGAAACAATTAAGAAGAAACTTTTGGGCCAATAATAAGGAGTTGATTATGCCTAAACCTACGGAACGAAACAAGCGGGGTATGTCCGTTACGGACATTATCAAGAATTACAATCAAGCGAAGGGCTTGCGTATGAACTTCGAAAGCTATTGGCAAAGCCTTCACGATTACTTCTACATAGAATCACAGAATATTAACA